GTCCCTCAATCGACTTAATATTTGCCGTTTGAATTTTACTTCCTGTCTTTAAGCCTTTAAAAATAATACGGCTTCCAGATGTCTTATTTATTATTTCATTGTTGGTTATGTGGAATAAAGACTCAATACCAAGTGCTTCAATTTTACTATTAAATTCTGGTATTACAGAAATCGAAGCCGACACCATTGTAAGTCTAGAGAACAATATAACCTGCCCTTTTTCAAAGGTTTTCAGTAATAAGTAAGTAGCAATAGAAAATGATTTAGCGGATCCTCTTCCGCCTGAAACTATAAAATACCTCGATTTTGATTCTACTAAGGGGGTGAATTTATAGTGTAGATCAATTAAGGCCATTTTATTTCCCTCCGTTAAAGCCGACCAACTCTTTTAAGTCTACGCTTTTAACTTCTACCGTACTTGTGTTATCTGTTTTGTCTTTCCAATTATGCTTGTTTGATAGGGTAAATTTAACCATGGATGAGTCTAAATCTCTAAACAGTCCCATCTTTGCTATCTTATGTTCTTGTACCTCTGAAAGCTCGTCATACATATCTAACAACCAAGGGCGAGTTTGCGCCATCTCGTTAATGTGACCTCTGTAAATACCCTTAGCCATTAGAAAATCATTGATAAAGATATTGTTTTTATTAACATCTTCTACAACGCCAGTAACATCTCTTATCATCTTAGGCCTAAACCATGCTTTTCCCTCTTCAAAGATTTCCATTATCTTTTCGTCAGTCCACTTGTTTTTATCGTCTTTCCTTCTCATAAGTCTTTATCGTTTTAATTACCATTTTCTTAATCTTACCGGGGCAAAGGCATTGCGTTAACCTTTGATTGAATAGTTTGTTATAGGTTTTGAATAACCAGTTGATTTTTTCTGATGGCACCCTTCCTTTAAATCCTTTAAAAGTATTGTAAATTTCATCAGAGACCTTGTAAGCACTTTCTTTGATACGGTGATTCTTTAATGTTATTTCGATCGCCTTTTCTTCGTAGTAATCAATAGGTTTTTCTAAACTTAAAGGGATTTCATTTTCTAAGATTTCCTTAAGCTCTTTGTATCTCTTGGTTCTCTTATCCAACCCTTCCATTTCTAATTTGATCTCATTTGTTGTCATAATTTATTTGTATAAGTAGTTTAAAACGTTTCTAATCTTAGCCCTTGAATTAGACACCTTCTTTTGAGATACCTTATTTTCTATTGAAAATTGTTTCATAAATTGTCCTTTAACATAGCACTTTAAGAACACCTCTATATCAAATTGATTTATGTATTTGCTATTCTCTAAAGTATTAACAATAAATTTTAACTGGTAATCGATTAAGGCTTCATTCTCTAGCAACCTCTCTAGGTCCTCAATACTTTCATCTGGTAACTCTAAGGTTACATCTAAATCTAAACTTTTATCTAAACTTACATTTCCGGTATCTTTCCAAATTTGTCTCTTATGCCGGTCCTCTCGCATAATCACGTTTTTAACGGCATTCTTAGAGGATATAAAATAAAAGTTGTCTGTGAAGTTGCTCTTAATCCATTCGTTTCTTAGGTTGCGATTGTGCCAACTTATAAGCAATTCACTAACTGCTTCCTCTGCTATAAATAAAACTTTACTACTGCCTTGCCCACCTAGTAATTGTGTTGCTGATATTTGTGCATAACCTTTAACTTGATTGACTAAAGCCGTTGTAATTTCTAATTGCATAGAGGATTTTGAAATTCAATTTCAGGAAACTCAATCTTAAATTCTAAGATGTCATTCTTGAATCTTTCAACGAGATCACTCCATCTTATCGTGTATCTTCCCTGATCAAATTGGAAAGATAAAACAGCATTTGCTTTAATAACTTTATCCAGTTCGTTACCCTCTGACATCTCAGCATTAGTGGTAACATACTTCATCAATTTAAGATGAAAATATTTACCTTTACTTTCTAAAAAATCCTTTTCTGTCATAATTCTATTGCTTAATGTGGTTTAACTACTGTTTTTAATTAAAGCTTAAGCCCATCTGCTGTTGGTGCTATTTTATCATTTTCAGGTTTATAACTATCTGGATAAGGATTAGCTTCGTTTAATCTCTTCAGGTCCATACCAAGCCACATTATACACTCCTGTAATTTCGTGATCGACAAAGCTCTCTCTCTTGAACCTTTTAAAGCTTTTAAATTTTGTAACTGAACATCAAGAGAAACTCTTAATTGTTTATTACTTTTTACTTCTTTTGAAAAATCATCCATTTTATTTTATTTTTTATTAACCAAAATATAAACAATGCTGTAAGTATCTGGATTGCTAAGATACAGAAAATTATTCAAACCATTATAAAGTCCTCCATTACTTGCATTGTAAAATTAAGTAAAATCCATTATAGACTGTGCCAATATCTCTTCTTTCGCCTTGTCTACTACAGTCTGTTATATCTGTATCTATAAACCAATCATCCCTTCCTGCATCGTATTCATCAACACCTTCAAATCTACATTCACATACTTTAACGGGTTTATCCTTTTCACAACTTGTAAAAGCAAATAACGCTAGTAATAATACTAATTTTTTCATAATTTATTTCTTAATGCTTCTCTATAATCTTGATGAAGCCTTGTATATTCAATTCTTAAACGAGGATAATCTTTAATCATTTCTTCGTCTGTCATTGTAGACCTTGGTGTATCTCTTGGTGTTTCCATGATTTAAATTCGTTTTCTATTTTTAAATATAGGTTTTTATATGCAATAATCTTAAAAAATGATTGATAATTAATTGCGGAATGAATAATAGTTGAAACGGCCCTATTGGTTTCTGATCCAATACTTTCAAGAGTATGGCCGTTAGTTCTAAGATGAAAATCAAAGGCACACCTAGCAGCAACATAAGCTTCCTTCCTGTTATTGACTAAAACGTGAGGTATTCCAAAATGCCTACAGACTATTTCATTAAGAACCTCAAAATCCTTATGAGCATATTTTTTACTTTGTCCAGATTGGATTCTTAAAACCTCTTCCCTAAAGTTTTCCAATAGAGTGTTTTGATCTTGCTTGAGCTTTTTTAGTAATTTGTCAATTTCATTCATGGTTTCTAAATATTTGGAGCATACTCTCCATTATCTTTTTTCCACTCTTTTTTTGTTATTTCAATTAATGGTTTTCTATGTAAATGAAGCATTGTACTTTTCCAACTTAATAACACTCCATCAATAATTTTATAAGAAATACTCCATTTCCCACCATCACGGTAATAAACATCACCTGTTAACCTTAGTGCTGTATTATTAAGTTTCACAAATTCTGGTAATTTAATATTACTTTCCATAGTTTCTAATTTTTATCAAATATAGTATAAATAAATTGATTAACGAATAAATAATTAAACAATCTTTTTAATAACTTTCTCGCTGTGGTCATATTCTAAGGAAATACGCTCATCGGATTCTATAAAACAGATGGATGTAATCCAATGATATTTCAATACTCCATTTATCCACCGTTCGGATCCTTCTACTTTTTCGATTCCCGTTACTCTATACGCTAAACCATTTGGAGAAGTGTAAGTTGCAAATGGATTAGTATTCATTTTCGTTGACATAGACTTTGAATTTAAGTTTTTTTAGTATTTCTATTTTTGCTATCTGTAAGGGACTGAGCTTATCCCAGATCTCCTTAGACTCTATAAATATAACCTCGTTAGGTTTCAAGGCTATAAGGTCGGGGAGGCCTGTTGGGGTTATCTTAACTAAGTTAATCACAAAGTAACCCTTAGTCCTCCAATGTTTAATTAGTTTAGTTTGTTGCTTAGATGCCATCTTTAAAATATTTTATTGAATAATCTTCTTACTAAATATCCCCTAAGGAAACTAACTATAAAAAACACAAATGTTATAATAATGTTTTGACCTATACTAACTGGTATATCTAAAAGTGGATATAAAAATATCTGAATTAAAAATGAAGTTAATAACCCTATTATAGTTCCTGCTATTGCCTCAATAATACTTTGTTTTTTTGTTTGCTTTTTTTTCATAATTCAAAGTTTATTACTTGTTGATTTTGGTGTTGCTTTAGTCTTTTGTTGCCATCGTTAAAATAGTCTGTGTCAATTTCACAAGTTACCAAATCAAAGCCTAAATTATGACAGGCGATGTCTAAACTTGCTGAACCTCTATGAGTGTCTAATATCTTGTCTCCTTCTTTTGCGTAGTTCATTAATAACCATTCATAAAGTTTAACGGGTTTTTGAGTTGGGTGAATGCTTCCTCCCTCCCACATTATAACATGTTGTATCTGTTTTCCACTATCATAAACTTTTCCATTTACATTGAATGAAGTCCATAAATATTCTGCTTGCGCAAAGTTTGGAGCAGGATTGTTTTTAATCCAACAAATAAAAGATTTTGTAGATGGTAGGTATTCGTTAAAATAGTTTGCGCCACAAATTATTTGATTTTTGCTTACTCTAAATAATTCATTAAAATAATCTTTGTTAGGCGTTTGATTATCCCATTCTTTACCAGATTTTTCAAACTTTTTCCTTGAATATAAACCAACACCCTTAGAAGCATTAATCCCATAAGGAGGATCTACTATTGAAAGTTCAAAATAGTTATCTGGATAACGTGCCATCATTAACATATTATCCTCGTTAGTTGCTGTTATCATAATTCAAAGGTTTGTTTAAATAATCTACTATTAAAATTTTTCTTCTTTGTTACTGACTCTAAAATCTTTTCCGTAATACCATCACTTTCACAAATAACATAAATATTGTTGTCTTTTCTTCCCATTACAGTCATTCTATCCCTAGACTGGATCCAGTTCTTACCACTAAAACCCAAATTCAAATATACCAGAGCGTCTGCTTTACTAAGATTAATTCCCTCGGTCGTGTTTTGTTGTAGAGCAAAACTTTTATCCGTATTATTAAATTCATCTATATCGGTTGTCACGGCTTCACCAAATACGCTCTCAATCATTTTAAGCTCATTTTG